TGACTTACACAGATCAGGGTTATCTCTAGCTCTTGAACCAATGTACGTAGCTTGGTCATCATTGAATCAATAGCTTTACGCTCATCACCGTTGTCTTGACCAGAGATAACAATCGATAAGTGATCCAAGAAGATAACACGACAATCACAGGCTTTAGCCATGTATCGAATCCGGTTAGCTATGTTATCAACATCACTACTACCGAAATGGTCAAACAGATAGATACGGTTAGTGCCCAGTGTAGCATCAAAAGCCTCCTTCAATTCCTGTTCAGTTGTAGGCGTATCAGGCAAGTGTAACAGCTTGTTAGCATGGAGACTCATAATACTCCGTGCTGTCTTACGAGTAGATTCCTCAAGGAAGAGCCCACCGATGTTCCACTCCGTAGTCTTCAACAGGAAGTATAAGATCTCCCGAAGGAACTGACTCTTACCTAACCCGCTTCCGGCAGTAACGGTAATTAGCTCCGCTGGCCGGATACCATACAAGAGCTTATTAAGTCCCTTCCAAGGGTACTGAGCCTCTGCCACAGGCTCTGGCTTGGAGATTTCCTCCCAGAGATCAGCAGCGTTAACAATACCGTCAGGCACATAAGGAGCAGCCCTCCACCAAGCATTGACGAACTCCTTAGACGCACCTGACTGCAAGTATTCACAAGCATCCTTGTAGCCATCCTTGTACTGCATGATCTTGGCTTTGTTACCAAACAATTCAGCCACTTCCTTAGCAGCCTTCTTACCCGGTTCATCGCCATCAAAGCAGATCACCACAGAGTCAAAGCTATTGATCCACTCGTACTGGGCTTTACAATCCTTCAGCGCAGCCTGAGCACCATTACGGATACTCACTGTAGGGTAGAGAGATCCCTGCATCTGGAAAGCTGCGAGAGCATCAAGTTCTCCTTCTGTGATGGTGATAGCTTTTCCTCCGGCATGAAAGAGAGACTGACCGAATAGTGTTGCTCCTGAGAAGTCTCCTGAGATGGAGAATTGTTTTGTAGGAACACTGCGTTTCTTAACAGCCGTTCTAACTCCGTCTCCGTTAGTGTAAGGATAATACTGACAGTCTCCATCAATGGTTACTCCGTATTTCTCACAGGTTGCCTGACTGATTCCTCGATCAGGGATTGATTTAAATGTGCCTTTCAGCGTAGCGTTAATGTCCATTGTGGCCTTCTTGGGTGCAATAGCATCCCTCATTACTGTTCGTTCATCGTAAGCACCTTCGTGCTCTGTCACACCACAGGCAAAGCAGTGGGTATGGCCATCGTCATAGAGACTGTTACCGTCAGAGCTACCACAATGCTCACAGGCGATATGTCTCAAGAACTTGCTAGTCACTATTCTTCTCCTTAAGCTCGGCTTTAATCAGATTAGCAGCCACATGCCAGTAATTGTGATTGTTTTTAGATACTTCGTGCTGAATCATCAACAAATTAACTGCATTATCAATAGCTGCGTCCCATCCAGCTTTAAACTGGTTGTATCTTCGCTGCATACTTTTCATGCCTTCTTCAGTGACTGGTACAGCATAATCTTCAAATTCTCGCCATGCCTGATTCCTGTGGTAGTTTGCAGTCATAGGTCATACCCTAAAAAGAATTTGATCTGTTGGTACACGCTGTTACGGGCGCTGTTGTCGGACTGGTATACGTTCCACCCAGCATAGAGCATCTCTGTCTCTGCTCGGCGCAGTAAGTCGAGCGCACGATCGTTATCTCTCACCACCGCATCGTGGATGATTAGGTACGGGCAGTCGCACTCAATGCCTACTGGCTTCTGGTTCATGTTGTGATCTCCACTCATGTGTTCTTTTCCTTCAGTTTGGCTTCGATGGCTCGGGCAAAGTCTTTGTAATCTTGTAAATCAAAGTCATTGCCGCAGTACGGAACAAGAAAATCAAAGTCCTCACCCGTCAGCCCAACCCATGTGCGCTGTGCTGTTAGTCGCTTACGTTCTTGCTCAAGTTCATCCGCATATCTCCATCCTTCACGTTCAGACCTTTTTAAATCTTGCAGTTCTTCCTGCACAGGTGCTGGCTGCGCAGCAAGGGCTTGCTCAAGAATTGGCTGGCCTTTCGTGATGCCGTGGGCGGCTACCCGCTGACAAATGAAGCGAACACACTCTGCTGAGAGTTGCTGTTCTGTAATGTCTTCAGGCCCAAATGTTTCAATGTGCTTTGCCATGTCCAGCAGTATTTGGTGTGCTTGCTCATCCGTCAGCGGCACAGGTGCTGGCTGTGCGGGTGGGGTCGTGTAGAGCAATGTCCCTATTGGCAGTCCGTTAATGTCGGATTCCTCAAAATCAATGCCTCGTTTGCCCGGTGCTCTATAACAGACCCACGCCACAGGCTCCTGCACAGGTGCTGAACGGGCTTGCTTGATGGCGGTGATGGCTTCTTGACTAACTTCGTTTTCATAGCCGTCATCACGCGCAAAACGCAACGCCTTCAGCGCCAGCTTCAATGCTTCGTCTTTGGTCATAGCCTTTTCCTTGCCTTGCATTTGTCCTGCTCTGGTTGTGCCAACTCTTGGCAGTCTGTTGGATTGTTCGTCCTCGGTGCGTACAACAGCACCAGCACAGCAGCGATGGCCCATATGATGATGGCTTTAGACAAGAGCGTCACCTGCGTTATCACGCTTTTGTTTTTCGTATTGTTTGATTTGTTCTGGTGTCCAAGATGTTGGGCCAGATGCTGGAGGAAAGGGCCACATCATGTCCCCTTAGTGCCCCGATCGGGCATAGATTCGTTTTCTGCAAGAGTTTTAAGCTGGACATACAAATTGTCCAAGACGAGGTCGCCAAAGCTGCGGCTGCAATAGTGCGACCAAAACCACACGGCTTCTTCCCAGTGCATATCTCGAAACAGCCTGTCACGCACAAAAGCGCCGGGGCTGTTTGGCATGTAGCATTCTTTGCTGTCATCAATTTCTGCCTGCATTGCTGCGGCAATTGCTGCGTAATTCATGTTTGTCCTATCTTGTTGCCGATGCCTTGATTATCAGAAAAGCGAAGCATTTGCACATCAGTACAAACCCTATTAGGGTTTTGGGATGCCTTCAGGCCACAACCCAAGCTCTGATAGCTTTTCCACCGTCCTGTCGTGAGCAACCCGCCACATGCCTTTGCGCTCTCCTTTGGTCATCATTGCGCCTTGGTCAAGTTCGCCGTGGCATGAGTAGCAAAGGCTAGCAATCAGGTTGTCATCAGCTTTGATGCCGCGACCTTTGCCACCACCCCAGTTTGTGTGAGCCGCCACAATGGTTCCGTCATCAGCGCCGCACCACTGGCAGGGAATCTGTCTGGCGTTCTCCAGCAGCTTTTTGCTGCGGATGTAGTTATGCTTTGGGAACATCATCAATCGTCACTCCATTTGTGTTGGCCCAATACAACAGCCACTCGGTAAAGCTGATGGCTTGCTCTTTGGTAAAGCGCCTGCTTTGGTGGCCGAGCTGGACAATGCGTTCACCATCAATGCTTGGCATAACTTTGCTGATGGTGGACATGTGGCCGCTTTCGTGTGCCCACTGGTCAATCAGAAACCGCTTCCATGACTCTTGATTCCAGCGACTGCCATGCAATTGGCTTTGCTTGGCAATCTGGCCGATGATGGAGTGGTAAAGTTTCTCCTGATCTCGGCTTTTCATGTCAGGAGCCATTGTGGTTCCTCAGTTGCCAAGCAACCATAGCTGCGTCACGTTCGTGCTGGTTTGACCTTGCTGACCAGCCAGTAAGTCCATTAAAGTCCTCTGCGTTCATCTTGCCGCCTTTTGCTTTAGGGCTGACTCGCATAAACTTGATGTCATAACGGCTGCATGTTTCCTCAATCAAGGAACACAGCGCATCGACTTGACCAATCTTCCGGGCAATGTTGTTTGCCACAGCTTTGTTCTTGGAAGGAATCCACACAGCGCTTTGCAGGCGACTATCCTCAAATACAAACAACTCCGCTTCGCTTGTCACAATTTGCGCGTAAATATCAATGGGCTGAATCGTCTGCAAACCCATCAACTTGCCATCAATGTATGTTGCCCAGCCTGTGTTGACTCCGGGGTCAATTCCCACTATTTGTTTCATCTTTAGCCTTTTTTGCCTCGCAGCATTGCTTGCAAATAAATTTGAAAAAATTAGGCTGAGCAATTAAAGAGCCTCCAGCAACTGGTTTGTCTTTTTGACACTTCCAGCACATTTTTCTTTTTGTCCATTCCCTCTTTACTCGCAACTCTTCAGTTTTTGAAGACAATGCTTGTTTTCCGGGGTGAAATGCGCTTCCAAGGTTATCGCTCATAACGGAGCCTCGCCAGCTTCTTCACGTTGCTGCTTGGCATACGCCTGCTTTTGCTTGTTTGTCCAAGGCACTGGGCCTGTTGAGGGTGGAAAGGGCCACATTACGCTCCCCTCGCTTTCAGCATGGCATCTGCTATGGCATAAGCCGTTTCAGCCAAAACATCACAACCATTACCATCTGCAAAAATTGAATTTTTCTTGTTAAGAACAGCATCCCAAATTTGAGCGCCAGTCATTGCTTGTGCTGCAAAGTAGTCGCGCAGGGTCATGCCTTCATATGGTTTGCGGTATTCGCCATGCTCATCAATGCCAAGCACTTCGCAAGGAAACGCTGGCCCGCCTGTGTTTGTATTACTCATTCCAATTCTCCATCTTGTAGTTTCTTCATGTAACCACGAATTCTTGCGACAGAACCCGTGCCGTACTTTCTCTCTAACCATTCAATGCGAACGGGTGTCAGAACCTTTTGGCCTGTTGACTCGTAAGTCCTGAACAGAACTCTCGCCTCGCCAAGCTCAATTTGGTATCTGTCACCTTCGTTGCTAACTGCTCTGCGGGTCATCATGCCAACGTCCACTTGCGATTTTCACGTTTAATTGCTCCAATTTCGTCAAGGTATTGCAGGACAGAGTGAACGTGTGCTTTTGTCCAGCCAGTGATTTCAACGATTTCATGGCGTTTAAGTGCGCCATGCTCAAGGAGCTTTTTCAATGCGTAACTTTTTGTCATGCTTGCAATTGTCTCCAAGTAGTGACTGGCCTGCCATTGGTATAAACCCTATCTGTTGGGTGTGGGCAATCTTCAGGAACCTCGACCACGCAATAAACTTTGCGAAACTGCCCATTCCTTCCTGTTATCCAGCGATCCACATACACATCCGGCATTGCCTTGATTGCTGTCGCAACATTTGCAACTTCAATTTTCAGCATGTCAGACAACTCCTGTCTTGTTAATCCAGTTCCGTGATTTTTTAAGCACTCACGGATGGCTTGTTGTCTTGTGGCTCTCATACTTTTCTCAAAACAGAATTGATTTGTTGACGAATGTGAGCAGGCATGGGAGCTGCGTTTTGACGATCTGCCTCAATTTTGAGCAGCACAGGGTCAGGGCCAGTGTGTTGTGCAGGGACTGTTGACCGGGCAACGTCAGCAGCTTGTTGGGCAAAGGATTGCCGTTCATGTGGTTTAAGCCAATCAGCCTCAAGACCTTGAGAACCCCTGCGACACCAAATAACCAGAAAATCGTTAAACGACATATTTGCCTTGACCGCCTCTTTCTGTGCAGATTCAACAACAGTTTCAGTGACCGGAGCTTTCTTCATTTTGCGAAGTGTTAGCCAATCTTTCCAAACCTGTTCTTTGACATCAGGTGGGCAAGCAACGACAGTTGCTGCGACTTTAGGAGCCTTCCTTTCCACTTCCATTTCCTTTCCATTCCTTTCCTTTCCAGTAGGTAGGACTACGGTAGTGGTGTTGTAGTCTTGTCGTAACTCGCATAAGTCCTTGATTTTGCTAGGAGTTTTCTTGTTTATGACTTGATGCTTTTCAAAGTTAGCAACCTTGCCATAAGTCTTGGCATCAGAGCCAGAAAACACCTCTATGTAACCAATACGAGACAACTCCAGTAGTAGTGCGGGAGTTGGATTGGTCAATGTTCTCAATGGAAAAACATCAGACTCGACCAACTTTGGATTGGCGTTGAAATACCCTTCGTCATCGCAATGGTTAAGAAGGCCAATTGCAAGCAATGCGGCCTCGGCAGAAATTGATGCCAGAACTTCATCCCGCCAAAATTCTGGTTTGATTGTGCGAATTCGTGCCATGTCTTATCCGTACATTACTTCATAAAGTGATTGCCCAGCTTGAAAAAAGTTTTTTTCATATTTGAGCTCTCGCTTCACATCGTGTCCTATGTATCCAGCAAGAAGAAAATAAATTTCATCAATATTTTTAGGACCATCAACAGGTATTCGCGCAATCAAATCAAAAAACAATTCTTCTCTCTCATGCTGAATAACATGACATTCTTTGCACAAACAAACAAGTTGGTCATTGTCGTATTGCCACACCTCACGACCTTTTAAATAATGCTTGTGATGAACATGAAGGGTTTTCTCACCATCTCCGCAGTATTCGCAATGAAATTCTGCCCTATCAAGTATCTCAAGACGTTTTTTCTGCCAACGAGGATCAAGCAATTGTTCAGAGTAGGACTTCTTTGCCATGTAAATCTCCAATAAAAAACCCCTGAAGACCGGAGGTACGAGCTCCAGAACTTCAGGGGTCAGCCTGTGACGGCTTAGATGTATCAGCGTCTCGTACACGCCACATCTAAACCGTCTGACTAAACTATACCACCAATCAGGCGCGACTGTAAATGGTGATGGGTTTGTTCTGATGGTACTTCTGAGTCATCCGGGCCACCTCTCGATTGTCAAACATGCCCTTGGCTGTCTTGCCCCAATCAAAAGCGTTGCCCTTGGACTTGATCGTTCCATCTTCCCATTTTTCGCTGACCTTTACTTCACGCTTGACTTCTTCAACCTGCATGAACTTTTTGTTTGTCAGCTTGAAGTAATGGTTCAGCTTTTGAGTTGCCCCTTCGCGCTTGATGCAGTCAAGTTCAATGAAGCCTTCATTCAGCAAAGCCTCTTTGATTGTGGCCGGTGAAACGTCAAACCTATGACTCATTCTGTTTGCAACTTTTCTCTGACTTACTGGCCCGTTTTCAAGGCACATTAAATAGAACTGTTTTGCTTGTAGCATATTTGCACTTCCTTTTTGGTGATGATTTCGATTGCTCTGGCAAGGATTGACGTAGCGGCGGCATCCCAATCTCCCGGATGGGGACAATTGGTGTAAGCCTCAAGCATTGCCAAGTCTCGTATGTGTTGTGCTGAGTCTTGCTCAAGCTCGTCTGGTGTTTTCATGCGCTAAAGACTATCACTATTTTTTGATTTGCAATACAGGGAAAACCCCTATGTTTTTTATGTGTTGACTGGATTACAGTTGAGACTCAACAAGACAGGAGTTCACATGAACATTGCACTTTTACGCCACGCACGGCGAATCTTCCAGACATACAATGCTTCCCCTGAAGTCATCCGCAGCTACCAGCGCAAGTGGGCGCGATCTGTTCACCAGCTTGGCTCTAACTGGCTTTTAGCTGAACATGTCGTGAGGGTTAAGTAATGAGTTGGATTATTGGATTTGCCTGCATCTTTGCATGGTTTACACACATCTTCACCTGCTTTGCCGAGGGCTTGTGGGGCTTTCTGATTGCTGGAGCTTTGCTGTTCCCAATTGGAATTTTGCACGGATTTTTTCTTTGGTTTAGATGACATGACAGAAAAAACACATTTTAGAAAAGCCTTTGATTCTCCATATTTGTCAGCGGCAGACATTGTTGGACCAACAACTTTGACCATCAAAGAAGTTCGACTCCAGCCAGACAAAACAAAGAAGACCAAAGATTTGTTTAACACGGCATATTTTGCAGAACGAGAAATTCGTGAAGGCGAAAAACTCAAGCCAATGATTTTGAACAGCACCAACAGCAAGATGTTGAAACAGCTAACTGGCTCGTCCTTTATTGACGATTGGTCAAATGTTGCAATTACGGTTTATGTTGATCCTGCTGTGAGATTTGGCAAAGAAACTGTCGAGGGTTTACGCATCAGCGCCATCCCTCCAGAGAAGCGCAAGATTGCAGTCAAGCAGCAAATTACAGATGACCGTCTTGATGGCGCGATTGTGAAGATTAAAGCTGGAGAGTACACAACGGTTCAACTCAATGAACGGTTTATTTTGTCTGAACAACAAGAGAAAAAACTTCAAGAGGCTTTGGCAAATGGTTAAATTTAGAGCATCGTCATTGGCCGAAATAATGACAGACCCAAAAGGCAAAGATGAAGTTTTGTCTGTTGGAGCAAAGACTGCCATCACAAAAATGGCAAAGCAGTTCATTTATGGCTACGATGAAAACATCAGCAGCAAGTACATGGACAAAGGCATCAAGGTTGAAGACCGTTCAATTGAGCTTTTGAACTCTGTTCTTTTTACAAGCTACAAAAAGAACACAGAGAGAAAAACCAATCAATGGATCACAGGCGAATGTGACGTTGTTGGGGATGGCAAAATTCACGACATCAAATCATCGTGGTCACTGGCAACATTTCCCGTGTTAGCAAGCCAAGGCGAGGATAAAACCTACGAGTGGCAAGGACGGGCTTACATGATGCTGTGGGACATGGATGAGTTTGAGATTGACTATTGTCTTGTCAACACACCAGATGAACTAATTGGGTACGAAGATTACGCGCTCCATTCTGTGGAACACATTGCTCCAGAACTGCGCGTAACCAGAGTCCAATACAAGAGGGACTTGGCCTTGGAAAACAAGATCAAAGTCAAAGTAGAAGCAGCATGTGATTTCTATGAGCAAATGGTAAAAGAAATCGCACATCAACATACATTCTGAAAGATAAAAATGCTCAATCAAGTACAAATCATTGGACATCTGGGACGCGATCCAGAAACACGCTTTCTGCCAAGCGGCGAAGCTGTTGCAAATTTCTCAATTGCAACAACTGAAAAATGGAAAGACAAGCAAACTGGCGAACAAAAAGAACATACAGAGTGGCACAACATCAGCACGTTTGGCCGCTTGTCTGAAATCGTTGGTCAATACTTGCACAAGGGTTCGCTTGTGTATGTGTCTGGAAAATTAAAGACTCGCAAGTATCAGAAAGATGGTCAAGACCATTACGCAACATCAATCCAATGTCAAGAATTAAAGATGCTTGGTGGAAAGCCATCAACATCAAACCAAAGCCAGCCACAATCAAATTCAAGCCCGCAGCATAGCGGTGGATTTGACGACATGGCAGACGACATCCCATTTTGATTTTCGGGCCGAAAGCGGATGCTGCGAAAAGGAAATGAGGCGTTGACCTCTATGTCAGCCGCAGACGCAGCGAGTAGGTCCACCAACTTATCTGAAAGATTACATGAACACAATCACCATTACAGTCGCCGGAGAAGAGCTGGAGAACTTAAATATCGAGCTTACAGCCGAAGAAGTTGCAGCGCTCTACAAATTGCGGAAAGAGAATGCAATCCGTGTATCTGGGCTAGAAAAAAAGCTCACCGAGAAAGAGAACAGCCTTAAGTACGCCACCGAAGGCAGAGCAGAGGCGCAGAACGAGTTGTCTCAAGCTCACACTTTGCTGTCTGCCTTGGGAATTATTGAGAAGACCAATGAAGATGAAAGCTATTACCGAAAACCTCTTTCGGTTAGCACTCGCATTGCTTTATATATTGCCCATGCCAAGTCAAGCATTTAATTGCACAATTTTTTAACCACAGGAGAAGATATGTACTTTGTAGTTGGCCCAAATGGCTATTCTGGATATGGCAAAACACTTGTAGATGCCCTCAAGGATTTAAGAGAACAAGATGATGAAAACCATGAGTTAAAAACTCTTGAGTTTTACAAAGCTCAACGGATCAATGTTGAGTTGCGTGAAGTCCCAACACCAGTTGAAGTAACAAAAACAGCCCCAACCAAAACCAAGAAATAAAAGGAAAAATATGTCTCGTATTTATATTGTCAGCTATGGTCGTGAAACACGCCTTATCCGTGCCAACACACGCGCACAAGCCTTGAATCACGTTGCCACTGGTGTCATCAATGTTGACATCCCAACACAAGACCAATTGGTTGATCTTGTTGCCAAAGGCCAATCGGTTGAGAGCGCCATGAGGCAAGAAAACGCAGAACTTCCACTGGAGCAAGCATGAGCTACGCAGATGTTGAAATCAAAATCATCCAGTGGGCTGAAGCTCGGAAGATCATTCCAAATTCAACCCCTGACACTCAGCTTCTCAAAGCAATGTCTGAGCTTGGCGAGTTGGCCGATGCAACCATCAAGAAAGACCGCGCAGGCATCGTTGATGGCGTTGGCGATGTGATGGTTTGCTTGGTCAACTATTGCGCCCTGCAAGACATCAATTTGGTGAGTTGCATGGAAGAAGCCTATGCCGAAATCAAGCACCGCAAAGGCACTCTGATGCCCAATGGTGTGTTTGTTAAGGAGGCGTGATGCTTTGTTTAGCTTGCCAACCAGTCGGCTCTTGCGGAGGTGGAAGTTTGTGCCCAAAGTTCACGGAATCTGCCCTTGATAAGCAAGTCTCGGGCAATCACTACAAAGACAAAGGAATTCAGCCAATTGTCTATATTCACGCCAACAATCTGGGTTTTTGTGAGGGCAATGTCATTAAGTACGTTACCCGTCATAAAGATAAAAACGGTGCAGCCGACATCAAGAAGGCTATCCACTACCTAGAACTGCTGCTTGAGTTGCAGTACAAAGATGAATCCACTTCTGTTTGATGTCTGTCGGTGTGATCCTGAATCACCCGATAACTTCTGCAAGAACTGCAAGCGTTGGCTCAGTCACCCTGAACAAGTGACTGGACCACGCACTCCAGTTGTGACTGTAGAAACAAGCGCATCAGAGGCTTGTTGCTATATACCAATCAGCCTTCAGCCATCTTTAAAGCAACCTGTTCAACCTCGTTGACCCTGCGGCTCCAACCCTTGCCGAACGTACCCCAAGTAGGCAAGTCCATCAAGAACGACAGACGGCGCTTTGAGTAGTCTTGAACCAAATCCTTTGGAACAATGGCACTCACTGCCGCCAATGTCTTTGGACCAATCCCGCCATCAGGATCAACGCCAGCACAAGACTGCAAGAACTTGGCTGCTCGTCCGGGGCCACTGTTAATGGCGCAGTCAAACACAACATAATCAACGCCTGATGGCAATTCATCGCCTTTGATCTTGTCCCAGTATTTTGCTCTATACAAAGGCGCAACAATGGCCGGGTTCAATTTACGCATCTGCTTTTCATCAACAGGATGCCCAACCCATTCTTCCCAAACTGCTTTGGTTACACCCAAGTTAGTCATGCCGCCGGGGTCAAGTTCGTGATGAACAAAACCGCCCTCATGCACAAACAATTTTTGCAGGCATTCAGCAAAATTCTGTTTCATTTTGATTTGCGAGAGTAAAAAAGAGTTCTGTCGCCAAAGAGATAAAAGCCAATAGCACTGGCAAAGTTATCAACTGACTCGTTTTGGATGTTGTTTAGCTTTAGGTAAGCCCATGTGCCAAGAATGATGATGCCAACACAAGGCCGCATCAGCCTTACAGCAGCTTCAACCCAAGGGTATGAGGGATTGGAGCCGCCAGCCTCGTTCATGGCCTTGAACAGCTCAAGATCAAGCTGCTTCATCTTGATGTATTCATCCACGTTGACTGGCTTGTAACCATCAGCTTGAATGAACCTGCCAATCAAAGATTTTCCAAGATCAACAGCAAGTGGTCCTAAAGCAGCAAGGATGGTAATTGGGTCCATTTTTCACCAGTACAAAGTGTAAAAAATACGCAAGCACCAAATCACTAGAAGCAAAATAAATGCTGCTGCAAGAAAGGCAACAGCAAAGTCTTTCATGCCTTGTCGGCCTTGCCGTCCAGCTTATCAAAAATCTGCTTCAAAATTGATTTGACCTCGGCAATGTCTGCCCGGTAATCATCTTTTGCAACATAAACATGTGGAAGATCATTTACTTTGTCTTCCAATTTTTGAATCGTTCGAGTCAAACTGTTGATGAGATAGATCGCCAAAAACCCTGCAACGGATACTACGATGTTAAAGAGTTGTTGGTTGTCCATGTCATCGCATCCTTGGGCCGGTGAGCCAAATCACGGCAGAGTTTCTGATACCCGAAATTATAGGGATAACCCGATGTTGCAACATAGATGGAAAAGCAATAATTTGACCTTTTTGCATATCAACTTTGTAATCCTGATACAACTGGATTTCAAGATCACCACCTTCATATTCGGTGGGGTCACTCATAAGGCAAATGACGCTGACTTTGCGGTCCAATGGCTGGCCTGAAAGCGGAAAGGTGTCCATGTGCCAGCCGTAGTGGCCTTTGGGGCCGTATGAGCCGAATTGGACGTTCTCATGGCCTGTCAGTTCATAGTTCCAGCCAGCAGATTGATTTGCCGCCACCCCATGCTGGTACATGATGCCGCCAAACCAATGGTTGTCAGGGGCAAAACGCAGAACTGTGTCGCGGTGAGTCTTGTCCTCATACTCGCCATTTGCGCCCATAGACGCAGACTGCGGCTCAATAGCCATAAACTCCCGAGCAGCCGCATCACATACGTCTGTCGGGATTTGGCCCATGTACCAAATGGGAAGGTGTGTCATGTCTTGTCTTTCAGTTGTTGTTCAAGCGCAAGGATTCGCTGTGCAAGTTTAATGCAAGAAACCAAAGCGGCGTTTGCATAAGCGACTGACAGCTTTCCATCTGAACCAAGCAAAACTGAATTTGGAAGCAGAGGCTGCAACGATTGAGCCGACACGCCATCTTGCGTCAACTCTTGGTCAACCCTGTCGTATGTGCCACTTTTCACAAGAGCCAGCAAGTCAACAAAGTTGTCTGGAAGGTCGCGCCAATTGGTCTTCAAAGACTCATCCGAGTTATGGATGACTGAGCCGCCAACCGTCAAGTTTGTGCCGTTAAATGTTAAGTTGGCAGAGCCTGCGGCAGAGCCAGCATTGTTATAAATAACTTGCGTGTTTGAGCCAGCAACAGGTCCGGGTGGGCCTACTGGACCAGTTGGACCAGTAGCGCCTGTTGGACCAGTTGGACCAGTTGGTCCGGGGCCACCAGTCAAACCCGTTGGGCCAGTTGGCCCCGGAGCACCAGTCGGTCCAGTTGCGCCGGTAGGGCCGGTAGGGCCAGTCGCACCAGTTGGGCCAATTGGGATGCCAAAGTTAAATACAGCAGCAGACGATGTGCCACTGTTTGTCACAGTAGCCGCGCTACCCGCTGTCAAGTTTGTAGTTGTGCCAACGGCAATTGTTGCAGCAGTACCTGTTGCGCCAGTTGGACCAGTTGGCCCTGTAGGGCCAGTAAGACCAGTGTTACCCTGAATGCCTTGTGGGCCTGTTGGTCCAGTAGGACCAGTCGCGCCTTGAGGAATGGTGAAGTTAAATATCGCAGCAGAAGATGTACCGCTGTTGGTCACAGAAGCAGAAGTTCCAGCGGCTCCAGTTGTTGTCGTGCCAGCAGCCACAGTCGCGGCAGTGCCTGTTGCGCCTATTGGGCCTGTTGGTCCAGTAGGACCAGTTGGTCCAGTTGCGCCTGTTGGACCAGTTGGGCCAACCAGTGCAAGTTGCGATACGGTTGCTTTACGGGTTGCGCCAGCAGACACATCATAAAAAGCAATCAGGTCAGACGACTGTGTTGCAGGCTCAGAAATCAAGCCATTGATATTCAGGTCATTTGATGTGTCGGCAGTGTCAGCAGTTGTCGCATTGCCGGAGATGTTGATTGCCCATGTGCCAGTTGCGTTTGTGCCGCTTACCGATGGAGCACCAACATCAGCATAGCCAAGAACAACAGTGCCTGTCTGGCCGTTTACAGAGGTTACAGCATCAGTGTTGTCAATCTTTTGCCAAGCAGTGCCACTGAACACAATCCAGTCGCCAGTAACCCATCCAGAAATGCCATCAATGGTTGTGTTGCCAGAAACGCTCACAACATAGTAATGACCTTTTGTGCCAACGCCAGATGTGATTGTTGGCGTGTTGGTGGAGGCGTTCCATGTGCCTTCGTAAGTCAAAGCGCCTTGCAATGATGCGGGAATTTGAGACAAAGGGACTGTGCCACTTGAGTCCAGAGTTGCCACGCCGTTGGCAGCGCCAGCAGTCAGGACGGCGGCAGAGCCAAGACCAAGATTGTCACGCGCATCGGATGCGTTATTAGCACCAGTTCCACCGTTTGCGACAGGCAAAACACCAGTCACACCAGTGCTAAGTGGCAAGCCAGTTGCACCAGACAAAATGGGCGCGTTTGACTTCTCCCACAAACTGTTAACCGAGTTGTAAACAAGCGTCTGTCCGTTTGTTGGAGATTGAGCAGACACGTTATGCAACTCATCCATCTCATATCCGTTTTGCACACGAACATAAATTTGACCGTTGCCTGAGTTGGCGCGTTCAACAACACCCATGTAAACAAGGTGACTTGGAGCGTATTGCTTGATGTTTGTCAGCGAGCCGGGAGTTGACCCCAAGTACAAAGAATCACCCGAGGAAAACGATGACAGGTTCAAGCCTTCAATTACGCCTTGACACATAACAAAGCCAGTCTGACCAGCAGCGATGGCTTGATTGGCAAGGCCAAGTGTCTTGGCGGATGTCGGATCACCTGAGTTGTTTGCCAGCTTGACAGTGGCTCTGTCGCCTTGTGCGGAAAACAAATAAACTGCTTGTCCCTTTTGAATGGTCACTGACTCTGCGTTGGTGACGCGAGCAAGGATTGATTGACCAATGCGAACAACGCCGTCAGCAAGAGCATTGAAGGCAATAGTTCCTTGGTCTGCGTCCCAAACCATCTTGCCAACACCGGGCGCTTCAGTGACTGTCGTGTCAATCTGAACGTAGTCACCAGTGAAGCTGTTGCCTGCAATGTTGTTGTTGTCGTCAATGATGACACCAGAGTTCTGAATGGTCGAACCACTGGTTCCATCAAAGCGAGGCACAGCGTTGTCAGTTGCTGTTGGCGACTTAGCAACAAAACTGGTTGACGGAACGAATGCTGTCTCCCATGCCGTGCCGTTGTAGGTACGCATGACATTGTTGACTGTGTTCCAATACAAAGCACCAGTGATAAGCGGGTTGCCATCATTGTCTGTTGCAGGGTCGGCGTTCTTTGCGCCAAGGTATCTGTCATCAAAGTTGTCGTACAGGGCAGCAGCATTTGCTTCAGACAAGGCAGCAGCGTTTTCAGAAACTAATGCGGCGGCAGCACTATCAGCAGCATCTGAGGCACTTGCAACGGCAGCGGCAGCTTCAGCAGGAGCAGCAATGATTGCAGCCATGTTGACATTGCAGTTGTCAATTGCAGCCAAGTTTGCATAGACAGCATTGATGGCAGTCAGATCGCCAGCAACAGCCGTGATGCTGACCATGTTGTTTTCAATGTCAATCAGGATTGCGCTGCTGACACCGATTGGGCCAATTTGCTCTTGAATGCCGTTTGAGTAAACAATGTCAAGATATGCAAAATCATCAATGTCAACTACGGTAATGCTTTCGATGCCGTTGCCTGCAACGCCACGGTCAATGTTGATGACCTGATCTGGCGTAGGAGTAACTTGGACGTTGATGTTGTTGCCGTCAATAACGGTGACATTCAGATTAGCCATAACTTCCCCTTAAACAGATGCAGTGGTGTTGACAACACCATCAGAGCGAACAAGAAACAACAAAAAGATGATTGAATCATCTTGAGGCGTTCCACCTCCAGCGGGGAAGCTAATTTTGATTCGTCCAGAAAAGCCAATAGGAACATTGGCAGAGATGTCCAATTCAGGATCGCCTGCAATGACATCCCAAGATGTTTGGTCAATCACAAGCGTAAATGAGCCAGCAGCATCATTACGGTTTGTGATCGTCAAAGGCACAGGAGTTGGGGGAGGGCTGTAGTCTGTAATGTCAAAAGTCAAGCCACTGCGAGTATCTTGAATGTTGCTCAATAAGCGGCGAACAATCTGCGCGTTAATTGTTGCGCCAGTCAAGTCAACAGGAGTGCTGCCAGAGCCTGTGAACACAAGGTTCCAGTAGGTCTGTTGTTGATAGACCAATTCGCCAGCAATGATGGGGTTATCAAACCCAGACACTTGTGTAAGTGTGTTTTTGTTAAAGACAGCCATTAAATTCCCCAAAGCTCGGGTGGTGACGCTTCCCGCCTACTGGCAGGGCTACGATGTTGTCTTGTATTTGAGAAAATTATGGCTCATTACGAGCCATAAATTAAACTGACCAAACGGCAGTTGGCTCAGTCGGCCAATCTAAATTCCCCTCTACGGGGGTTACGGCAACAGCTCGCAACCAAGCGCGATACGTCAAAAACGCATCCCGATTTGTTAAGTGCGGTGTAGTTGCAGGATTGTACACATCGGGTTGGTTTACCCAATCAGTTGCTGCAAGACAACGCTCTGCTTCTGTTTTGTTTTGAACAGATGTGTTGATGTGAGGTGTCGGCGAAACGTAGGCAGAAATAGGGCCGAATTCGCCAGCAATACAACGAGAAAAAATCTCGTGCGTGTGCGCTATATCGCCAGATGCCACAGCTCCAAAAGAAACATAATTTTCATCAAGCTCTTCAAAATCAACCTCGCACTCAATAACTGAATGGTTGGAATCGGCCCATTTTGGATTTTTTACATTATTTACTTTCATGATTTTTCCTTATGCGTATCTCACCCAAAGACCAGCCTGACCATATGTACCGTTTCCGCCTGCGGCTGACATACATCGCCAACTACCCGTGTTTACAAGCGTTTGATTTGGGAAATTTGCGCCAACACCTCCCGCCCATGATCCACCAGTCCAGTAAGCATTTGGGAGTGTGCTGTATATACTTGACCCGGCCACCGTATTATTGACCGTATAGTTTGTTGCATTTGCAGGTCTGCCTGTTATGTATGTCCCAATCGCGTAAAGCGTTGTAGGGGTTACTGCTGCCGTACTTTGCACTGTCGCATCGTTAAACGTAATTGACGTTCCGCTTACTGTTACTGCCATGATGACTCCTTATGCGGCGCTAAAGCCGGTTGCTTGATCCATTGTGAACTTGGTCACGCCGCCGTATTTGAACAGAAGTTTACCGCCCGATTCTTCAACTGTCCAGTTTGTTGTTTGAAGACCAGAGGCATTTATATCCCAATCTCCAGTAGCGCCGGAGCCATCCAATGCTGGAACACTAAGATTTGTTCGTGCAGCAGTTGCAGAAGAAGCGCCAGTACCGCCATTTGCCACAGGAACAGCATTGACAAGTCCGTCAGTCGCATCCAACTGTCCGCTGGAGTTGAGGTTATTCGCAAGCTGCGAAAGATTAAAGGCTTGGGTCATGTGATGTCCTTATGCCGCGCCAATCCGAGCAAAAGTCTGCTGGTTCAAAAGCGTGAAATTGTTGGCAAATGCCGTTGTCAGATTATAGTTTGTTGCACTGGCAGTGTAGTCATATCCCGACCCTTTCGTCAAGAGAGCGCCGTTGGCATAGACTTCCATTGCCAATGGATTGCTGGCAAAAATATATGTCAAAGCTCCGTTCACAGAGTAAGCCACGGTGTTGGTGACGTTTGAAGCAGGAATGCCAAGGTTGTTTTCTGCATACATAATGATGGTCATCTTGCCAGTTACGTTGGATGGGAAGCCTGTAATGGCCGATCCAGACAAGTCGTAATCGACCTCATTGAACTGAGAGCCGTTGACGTACACAGACTCAAACCCATTGCGAATTGTGAAGTTTGAAGGGGTGTATGACGATGCGTTTGACAGGTCAAACGTGTACCGACTAAACGGACGATATGCTGCTCCAGCGGCACGTTTTCTGAATACGCCATATCCAGCCGTAGCACCAGAAATACTGGTTGTAAACGTGATTGTGTTAGTTGAGGTATTGACCGACTGAACTGTAAATGTTGTTGGAGTGTCAGCAGATGCTGGCTGTTCTGCCGCAAAGCACAGCAGATTGCCAACTTCAACAATTTGATCTGTTGGGTCGCCGTACACAATTGTGTCTGAGCCGCTGGACGAAATGGTTGTGCCAAGAACCTCATAATACTGATTCGTGCTGACTGCTCTCATGTTGATGACAACAACAATCTCCCCAGAAGCACAAGCAGTTGCCATTACAACTGTTGTAGTTGTCTCTGTGTATTCTGATGGGTCAAGCAAAGCGCCATTCCTGAAAACCAAGATGTTGCCAACAACGTGGTTTACGGCAAAAGATGTTTGCCCACCTGTCGCGCTAAAAACTTGCTCAGAGTAGAAAAATTCATCTGACTCAGTAAAGCCAACAACTCGCCCATAAATGTCAACGGTCAATGTGGCCGCGCTAAACGATTTGGAATAGATGCCAGAGCCAAAATTCAAGAACTTCTGCAAAGACACAACCATTGAACCGCTGGTGTTGTTTGTTACGCTCAACAAGCCGTCAGCAGAACTAATTGCTGTTGTGCCAGCCCGTGTCAATTGGCCTGTTCGCTCATCAAGGTCAATGTAGTTTTGTCCATCTTCCAATGCCCCCCAAACGGATGAGTCATAAATGGAAGTCTCGGTTGGGACAAAAGCGCCGCCCAAGTTTGCAAAACCAGCGTTTCCAACTGCGAAGCTGAACTTTCGGTTGGAGCGATTGGCAATCAGCAAATAATTGGAAGTGCCAAAGTCTGCTGCATACCATGTGTAATCAGCAGGGTTTACGCTTCCATTGGCTGTCGAATTGTTTAACAAGCCGTAGTAAGTTTTGTTTCTAGGATTCAAACTAAATCCAGATGTACCTGTTGAGTTGGTTGCATAAGCAACAGCAATCCATCTCTCGGTGTATTGGAATGTTGTCGGCCTCCAGTTGAACACGGCAGATGCTGAAGAGTATTGACTAACAGCAACAGGGTTGACCAGACGAGAAAACAAGTACCAATTGCCAGCAGGAATCTGAAGCTCAACAGTTGGCAAAGTTTGACCAACAGAAAACGGAACGCCGTTGCTTGGAATACTTGTTGTGCCGCCAAGGTAAATTTGCGATGACGTTGGGTTGCTGAATGCCGAGTACCAGATTTCCGCATAGGTAACAAAGCCTGCTGTCCCCATATAAGGCTGAACAGTGAAACTAGGCACAGCAGCGTATGGATACGATGAGAAAATTGTTGGCGCAGGCAAAGTGCCAAAGAAAACAGGGTCTGGCAGGTCTGTATTTGGTGCAGGCGTGTACTTGGTGATGTCGCGGTCATCATAGACCTGCGCGTTGTATTCGTTCAACTCAAAAGTCGCACCAAGGTTGCCATCAGGCAAAGAAATCTCAGACACCTTCATCACACGGAACAGCTTGGCCGTCCAGCCGTATGACGAGTTTGTGATGGAAATGACATCTCCAGCATCCACCTGAATGCCTGTATAGACCGTGCTGATGGTGACAATCAGGTCTTCACGGGCTTGCTCAAGAATACGAGAAGCCAAATATTGAGCCTGAACCGAATCATTGACCATCGACAACTGAACGGACTGCTTGTTCACTGGCTCATTTGGGTACAGCAAGATTGCTGGAGTTTCATAGTAAACAAAGTCCGACTGGTCGCGGTTCTGTTTGCTTGGGAACTCTGCTTCAATTTGGTTGACGCTGCTTGTAATGTCAAAAGCACTGACGCGAATTTCACCAACAATGTTGTCATCATTAAACGCAAGTGATGTTGTTTCAGCCTTGTTGATTACAACGCTCCACTGGCCCAATGCTGCGTTGTATTGGTTCCAAGAGTCACACGCAACCATGATGGCGTTAATGTTGGTCAAGCAACTTTGGCCTGTATCTACAACGCCGTTGATACGATAACGCGCCTGAGTTTTTGGAACGCCATCTTCCATATAAGGAATCAAGCCATCAGAGTACGAATTCAGTGCCGTTGCAGAAGATGCGTTCACAATGTCTGAGGCCATTGCAGCGCCATACAACTGATTTGTGATGTAGTCGTACCAAACATCGCCGGGCTTTGATGCGCCTGTTCCATTCAAATACTGGCTTGCTTTGAATGTGACCGTCTGCATGTTGGTTGTCTCTGCATCACGGTTGTAATTCAGCTTCACAATCGCAAAAGCCAAACCGTTCATTTGACGGTTTGATGGCGACCATCGTAGTTCAGATGGAATGTCGCCGCCACCCATAAAAGCAGAGGGCAAAGAAGCGCCATTGGTTGATGAGATAACACCAGACTGCGAGGATGTGTACAGGGCAATAAACAGGTTCCCATTTACCTTCCCATCCACATTCCCTGCACCATCAGTCAAACTCACAACTTTGGTTTGGTCTGTGCCATCAAAGGTCATCTTGCGATCACCCCAATACATGTCAGTAGTATCAAAACCAAACTGACCATTAGGACTGATGTGAGATACAACCATGACGTAATACATGGTCTTGGCATCCGTACTCAGGACGGCATCAATAAATCTACCGCCGCAATAGGCATCTCCATAAACAACTGGAATGCTGTTGGTGGATGATGGGGGGACTTGCTGGCGAACGCCGTTGTCAGCCGCTTGCCCAGAGCTTGAGCTTGGAGCAAATGTCTTTGCCATAACAGAAGAAACAGCAAAGTTGATTGCAAAAGCTGTTGCATATAAAACGACTCCTTCTAAGGCAAAGTAAGTCGCAATCATCATCCCAACCATAACTATTCCTTCACAAAATTTGCACCAACTGGCTTGTAGCCTCGCTTGGTGTAATCAATTAACGGGCCTGATGCCGACACTGAAGTAATGGAGAAATGTATGTCGCCACGCTCCAGCATCTCAGTGGCTTCTTTGTCAAACGCCTTCCACAAACGGCCACCAATCGTGCCATTCCTGTATTCAGGCTCAACCCACCAAAGCAATTCGTTCAATTCTCTCACTTTTGGACACCAAATATTTGGTGTTTTAAGACCAATAATTGCGCCGCGCATGTGATTGTCAATGTAAATAAAACCGCGCCCCATGATGATGCCAAACAACAGGCTCTCAACATACTTGGGGTCATGGTTCACTTGCTTTCCCAAGACTGTGATCGGATTTTCAAAGGCATACGCCTCAACAATCTCCAGCAGTCTTGGAATGTCGTATCTTGTTGCTTTTCTTATCATCGGCCAAAAATTCTTTGTGATGGTGCGTTTGATGCTGCTTGGCTTCCAGACGAATTAACTTCGCCACCAAAGTCAAAGTACGAGCCAGCAATTGTCGGCACTCGGTTCATGCTGGTGTCATTGGGATAGTAGACCTGCCAAATCTTTGGTGTTGTTCTAACGCCGCCAACACGATTCTCAAGGATTGTTCTGAATGAAGCACATGACAACCCAACAGTGGCAACGCGAGTTCTTACCTGCTCATTCCAATCTTCAGTGATGGAGAAGTTGGACACGATGCCCTGATAACGCTTAAAGAACTGCTGCGTTGGCGATTCAATGATCTGGTTGTTGGAGTCCAAGAAGCCGCGCCAAACCTCAATGCGGGAACCCTTCAATTCGGAGCCAAGCACAATGGCAATGTTGGTTCCATCAACGCCAGTGAGCGAAACGGACAAATCAGAACTATTGGCCTTTACATCTCGCTTGATGTCGCTCAACTGAAGCAAGCTCCCAAGGTTTGTAAATGTGATGCCGTTTACCTGAATTGCAGCAGCAGCGTTACAAAACGTGTAGGTGTTGGCCGGAAGCGTCAATCTGATGAATTCAGCTTGCCGAATAGACGAACTATTTAGCGCAGTCATTATTGTTGTCATCCTGTGATGTCCTCTCTGAATACAAATGCGTCATCCCACTGGACAAAAGCTCCACCGGGCGCTGGCGTAAGTGTATAGGTCGGGCACTTTTCTGCCAAGACGGTGAACTCACAGGTATTGCCAACTCCAGCCAATGTACCAGTGGACACAGTACCAATAACCGGGCGATGCAAACCCACCGAAACGGTTGCATCAAGGCCACGCAAAACGTCTGCCGTAACCTTGTAGGAGTAGCTTCCCAACTGCAAGAAATCACCAGCCCTGAAGATGGCTTTTGTGCTTGCCACAGTTGGAAGATTACCAACACTGATGATCTGAGAGTTAGCCACAGGCACAGCAGCCAAGGTCAAGGCGTTGGCTTGAGCTGTGGTCAAGTCGCCTTGATAGTCCGTAAACCAGCCAAGGTTTGCGCTGGTAAACGTGATTGTTTCAGGCAACTGCCGGTCAAGGTTATCAATCGTCTGGATGATTTCTCTTGATGTCGCGTAGGGCAAGTAGTTGTGAGGAACAACCGTAAAAATCCACGGAACTGCCGTCAGGTATTGAGCCACACGAACCTGCCCAGAACGGCTGTACTGCTGGCCCACAGTCCTGCGGTTGTTCACCGACATGGACTGCTGGCATTCAAAGATTTTCTGAAATGACATTAGGTTCTCCCGAAACTTGTAGCAAGGTTCTTGTTCGCATACTGATTTGCCGCCCAGATCGCATTAGAACTGCCCAGAAGGCGGTCTTCAAACGATTTGGTGTCAATGGCATTGATGTAGTTGTTTGTGACGTTGGTGGTCCCGCTAGAACCGTTTAGCAAATGGTTGGGGATGATTGTTCCCGCCGTCTTTGGCACAAACAACTCAGGACCACGTTCGCCAACAACACTGACCTTGCCAACAGGAGGATCGCCACCGTCAGCAAAGTATCCGCCACCCGGCTTCATGGTTGCAGCATTACCAACAGAACCTACGCCAACACCAGCAAAAGCACCAAACATCGACCCAATCAAACCGCGAACAAGTTGCATGGCTTGAATTTTCATCTCCATTGCCAGCATGTCTTGAATGACACTGCGAGTGAAGTCTTTAAATGAGAACTTGCCAGTCTTAACAAAGTTGTCAATTGCAGAAGACATGTTGCCCCATACAGTATCAAAAACCTGTTGAGTCTTTTGCATGGAATCTTGAATGGTTACATTCATTTTCTCCAGTGCTTCTTGACGGTCAAGTTGTCCAGTCAAAAAGTCTTTATCTGGACTGCCTTCAATCTCTTTTCGCTGCTGTGCGTACTTTAAAGAAATCATAGCCAGCTTTTGCTCTTTCTCTGTCGCATAAATAAGTTGGTATTTCAATTCCAAACGCTCTTTTTCGTACTCAAGACCTTGAGTAGATTTTTGAGCATCTGTTCTAATTGCGGCACGGCGATTGTCTTCAGCAACAGCAGCGTCAGTGATTTCTTTTTCGGTACGCACAGACTCTTCGTATTCAGCAAGCATGTTCTTCGTGCGAATCTGCTGCTTCTTTTCTGCAACTTCGGCCTCAATTGCAAGAACCTTGTTCTTGTAAATTTCAAGGTTTTGTGCAGAAGCTCGGCCATCTTCCTGCATATTTTTTTGCATCATTTCTGCTTTGGCTTCAGAAATCTTTTTAGCCGACTCAAGCTCTAACGTTTGAAGCTCGTTTGCGCCCTGCTTGGCTACTGCAAATTTGGCTTCTATTTTGGACTTTTCTACTTCAGCGGCTTTGCCTTTGAGCATTGCCTTGTACTTGTCGTACTCATCAATTTCTTCCTTGGCCTTTCCTACGTCTTTTGAAGCTGTGGATCGACCCTGAAGACGTTGAATTTCTTGAATGCTGTCTTTGCTGGCTTGCAATGCAGCAAGAGTTTTTCTCCAGCCTCTTGCAAAAACTGTATCTTCATCCTCTGGAGTTCCAGCCAGTTTTTGCTGAATATCAGAAATCTGTTTGTCAAGGGCTTCAAGTGTTTGAGATTGAGTTGGCCCAGACAATGCCTGCTTAAACTGGTCCCAATAGTTGCTCATGGCAGTCGTCACAGACTTCCACGCACCCTCAAGCAAACCAAGCTCACGGCGCTGCTGCTCCAGCTTGGTATTCAAAGCCACAGCAACAACCTGCGCGGCCTCCTGCTTTTTGTTTACCTTCTCCAGAGCCTCAATTTGTTTGTATTGCTCAAGCGTCAGGAAGTTCATTTCCTTGTTCAAGGCTTTTGCGCCTTCTGCCGTCCCACTCAAGCCACCCTTGAGCTTCTGCGCGGCCTCAGTAGCAGAAACGCCTGCAATCTGAGAATAGGTGATGATTGCTTGAGTTACAGCAGTGATTGATTGGCCTGTGAACTGCCCAGAAGAAATAACAGCCATCAAGGCTTCTTTGGTTGAACCAAGACTTGCCTTAGTTGTCCCACTTAATGTGTCCGCCAGCTTCTGAAATGATTGCTCTGTCACCTCAGAATAGTTGCCAGTCAAAGTCAGCGCATCATTGAGCTGCTCCATTTCTGTTGCTGCGTCATATGCAGCTTTTGCAGTTGCGCCGATAGCAATTGCAAGGACACCAAAACCAACTGTGGTTGGCGTTAACAGAGAGCCAATGGCCTTGAACATATTGCCAATGCCACCCATTGAATCCTTCAACTGACCACCCTGCTGCAAGATGGCAATGAAAGGGCTTTGACCAGATGCAATCTGCGTGAACAAGTCAGTCGTCTGATATGTCAGGTTGAGCTTTTGCTGCTCGTTCATTTTGAACTGAGCACCAGCAGCACCTTTGGCCGACATGGCAATTTTGTCGTAAGCAGCAGCTTGGTCAAGCAATTGCTTCTTCATATCAGTAGTGGCGTTCTTGAAGCGGCCAGCGGCCATTTCTCGCTCAACCTGAGTGATCTTGGAGACAGTCTTGCCGTAATCGTCAGTGGCGTATTTGAGCGCCACAATCTCTTTTGCTGCTGCGTTTGTCTCTCGCTTAATCGCGTCCTTCAATTTCTTGTTTTCAGAAATCGCTTTGTCAATGGACGCTGTAAATTCAGCCGTATCCAGACCAAGGACAACGCCAAGTCGGGCAATGTTTTGTGAAGCCATTATTTCTTCCTTCGCGCCAGTTTCTTGGCGTATTCAGGGATTCTGACCGCCAATTGTGATTTTAGTTCAGTGATGACGGCATCAGCATTTTCTTGTAATGCAGGACGCAGAAATGGGTGCGCCGCAACCTTTGATGTACCGAATTCGTTTGCCAATGACACGGCACTCTTTTTGACCGATACAACCGCGATAACAGCATCTGTCTCATTGACGTAATCGCTCATGCGGTCTTTTGCGTTTGGGATTCTTGCCTCAAGACGGATAGTGTCTCGCATGTGAACTGGGTTTTTATCATCCCTTGGCTTGTCGCCTACATGCGCTCTTGATTTTGCTGAGTCAAGAACAGAACCCATTGCAGCCTTTGCGGCTGGCGTAAGCGTGTTTCGAGCGACCAAATCACCCCGGAATCCTTCAGCCAAGTCTTTCAACTGCTGTTCAAATTCAGCAAATCCTTCCAATTGGAAAGACTTGCTTTGCGGGGTGTAGGCCATGTCACGCTTTCAAGAATGCCTCCGAACCGGGCTTCATCGCAACAAACATCAGCATCTGCTGGTTGGTCTGCTCACGCTGCTGCTCATCACTCAAAGGCGGAACAATGTAGTCATGCGTTGACGGCAAGACATCCTGCATTCGGAATGGTTTTGCCGTCTTCTGCATTTTCGAGTTTAGGTTGCCTGTGGTCAAGGAACTTAACGCCAGCAACAGCGCCTTGTTCCCAATCATCCCATCCGACAACATAATCTCAATGTTTATCAGGTCATCAACCGGAACATCGTCAGGACACCCACCGTGAGCATAAATATATGCCCTAGCCTGTGAGTGAGCGTCCTGAATCAGTTTTTTCGAGAGTCCTTATATCCGGGTTGGATGCACTCAGTAATTTTTGCGATCATCTCAAGCTGGACAGTCATTGGCCATTCAGCTTCAACATCGGAATACGTCAAGCCGTCCCATTCGCCAACTTCAGGCACAAGCAGCTTGATGTATTCAACAATGCGCTGTTCCATGAGAATGACTGAGCGAGCCAAGCCTTTGGTTGATCGGCCTTCAATAATCACATCATCTTCAGTGACTTCAACGCCGTCAATCACCGTTCCATCACGAAAGCTGCCAGACATTTTTTCATATCGGCTGCTCAGTTCGGCTTCGTCAATTTTTGTAATGCGGTCTTCAAGTTGCTCCATCTCTTTTGTCAAAGGGATGCGAACTTTGAAGACATGCCCACCAAGCTCAAAAGACTTGGTACGCAGATGTGCAGATGCCTTTTGATAACTGTCGCCAAAAGCAGATGAGAGTCGTGACATGTGATTTCCTTATCGTGTAGTTTTGATGATCTTGTCGTAGATGGCCTGATTCAATGCGATGGCGTAAGCCACGGCTTCTTCTGGCGTAATCTTGTCGGCGTGATGCCGTGCAATATCGTGGGCCAAAGCGATGGCCGTAATGCGCTGCACAGAGAAGCTAAACCAATCTTTTCTTTCTCCAGATTGAGTCATCAGGAAATTTAGCAAATCGGCGCTTCCGTTTTTTTCGTCTTTTGTCATATTTCCTCTATTAAAAATTTGTTGTGTTTTTTTCTGTTATCTTGTTTCGAGATGATTTTCAAATTTTCAGCAACATGCAGACCACAAACCAAATTATGAACCAATGGAATTACATGGTCAACCTCAACATCCAATCCAGAATTCTTCATTCTTAATGCTTGGGCATAAATTTCTTTTATGGAATTAATGTCAGCCCAAGGTGGAGTCGCTGTTTTTTTGCTAGACCTTCTTTTTGCACAATAAAAATAAGCCAGTTCTTCATGCTTATCTTTGTTTTGCAATTCCCAGCTTCTTGCTCTTAATTTATATGAATCACTATTTTTTTGATAGTGATTTTTTTTGGATTCAAGCGATCTTTGACGATTGTTTGATCTCCAATTTTTTGCTTTCTCTTTTATCTTTTCTTTGTTCTTTTGGTAATACAAATTGTCGCATTGCTTGCATCTGCTCGACAAATTATATTTCCCACATTGATTTGATGAAAAAAATGAAAAGTGCTTAATATCTTTGCAATTTCCACATTGCTTTTCAAATACAATTTGATTGCTCATTACGTTCCTTATCAACGAAATGGGAAGTAAAGCCTCAGTGTTCCCGCACTGAGGCTTTGCGCCTTTATCAGACGTTATTGCTCCAGCCGTAGCTGTTGCCACCGATGGGGTGGATAGTGAAGTTGAATTTGCCTTCAGCAGAAGGAGACATGTCCCAAGACATACCGCCAACCATGCCGTTGAAAGCGTAGGCAACAGTGTCAGTGCCGTCATAAACAGCAACAACATAAGTGCGGACCACAGTGCCGTTGTAACCGTCATCACGGATCAACAACATAGCTGGATCAGCAGGATTCCAAGCAGAAGTGATGCTCAAAGAGGTCACTTGGTTTTGGGTGGTGATCTTTGCGCCAGTACGAGCACCAGCAACAGAGAAAGCAGCCACAGCATCGTCAGCACCGAAAGCAGGGATTGCTTCAACGGGGACTTGCATGCCATCAGTGCCTGTACCGCCAGCGGTAGTGCCAATGATGTCAGCAATTTGACCAGTCCAAGTTGCCAACTGAGCGTCAGTCAATGGAGTGGGAGCAGCGCCAGTTTGACACCACAGGGTAGCCGTATAACCGGGCAAGACTTTGTTAATGAGAGCCATTTTGAGTTTCCTTCAAAAAGATAGTTGAACAAGTTGTCTTGTATTACGCCGGAATATCAATGGTGCAATCCAAGAAGATTTGCGCCATATTTTCCTCGTTGTTGTAACTATTGTAAAGCCACATCACATCAGCCTTCGCAATGAAAAAGCCTTCGGATGGACTTCCCAATTGTCCACTGTATCCATGCAAAGCCTGAAGGATTTGATTGGAGATGGTGAACCCGTCTTCAATTTGCTGTGTAAAGATCGAAATCTGAAACACAGGACGGTCAATGCCTTTGTTGCTTTGCGTCTGGCCTGTATATACAGGCTGGTGGACGTTACGCAGCATCCAAGTAATGAATTTGGGCTGCGTAGCAAAGTTACGGTTGAAAGCCGCATACACAGGCACAGGATTGACAATCTGACTCAGTTGGTACTGAATCGCCTTGCCGTACTGGATGACGTTGTTCTGTGTTGCCATTTACACCGCCGTAACAGGGTCAGAGCGATAGCACATCATCTTGACAGTCATCCGGTCATTCGACTCACGAACATCGGTGATGCGCCAATCATTGCCACGCCAGTTGATGGAGTACGACTGCTGATTGTCAACAATCATCTTGGTGTTTGGAGTGTAGTTGAATGTGAAATTCACCAAGTCTTGATACAGGCGGTACTTGTCTGCAATCTTGACGTTGTTTGCCACATCTTCCACACGCGCACGGGTCTTGAACCACTCTGTCTGAGTGGTTGATTGCTCACCAAAATCCGACTTGCCGAAAGCCAGATTTTTGATGGTCACATCTTCAAAACGTGCGATTGCCATTTACATCACCAATGGTTTGTATGGACGAAGCAAGACCTGAGCGCCATAAGGAATGGTTTTCAGCTTTGTCTCGGTTGCGTCCGAACGATTGTTGTACAGGTGCGTCAAGATCAAAAGGCCAGCTTGCTTGATGACAGGGTATGTCGCCAAGATGTTCGCCACAGTCGTGTATTCCACAACAATGGGAGCTGTCATCTGAGTGTTAATCTCAGTAGGCAGGCTGCTGATGATTACCTTGTTGCCGCTGTTGTCGTAGAAATACTGCGATGAGCTAACAGTGGTAAACACAGGAGGAAAGCTGTCGTTGTAGTAACCCACAACACCAATCGTCAGAGGAGCATTGAGCTGGTTCTGATTCTGGCTTACTTCTGGCAAGTCAAGGCTCACAGGAGTGGCCGTCAGGCTTTCCGCGCCATACCAAACACGGTATGTCACTGGGAAGATGGACATGCCAAGGAAATCCTCGATATACATCCGAGTTGCCAAGTCCAAAGACAAGACGTATGCGTCCTGACTCTGATCGTCAAACAAGTTCAGATGGTTCGTGATTTCATCGGCAGTCAGCCAATTGGTGGTGACATCTCGGCCAATCTGCTCAACCTTTACATAGTTGAACGGATTGCGAGATTGCCCACCAAAGGGCATACCCGTCAAAACGCTGTCCGAGGCCATAGATGCTCCTATTAGGCGCTCATGCGAACGCCAGCAAACGGGTCACGCACGGTGCTAACCACACGCTTCTCAGCATACAGTGTAACGAAGCCGGGAGTGGTCTGTTCCATCATTTGAATGGACATCTCTTCAGTGTCACCAATTGTCAGGAAGCGAGGCCAGTTGCCCAAGTAGATTGGGAAGGCTGCGGACAGGTATGGGTTCGGAATCACAGGCCAACCGAACATACGACCAACAGCAGCGCCGTCTTCATCACCAATTTCCAAGAACAATGGCAAGCCCTGAGTATCCTTCAGGCTACGCAGCGAATCAATCATGGATGGACGAATGTGCCAAGCATTGCCGGGCATTGCCCAATATTGGGAAGGGAATGTTGTGCTCATGTCAACGATGTCGTTGTATGCCACGCCACCGCTTGTTTGAGCCACTGTGGCGATTGTGTGGATACCATTGGTGATGGCAGTACCCGATGTACCAAAAGCACTCACAGAGCCGCTGGTGTACATGTCCAAGCCGCGCAGGCCAGATGTTGCGCCAGTAGCTGTACTGGTTGAGCCAGCTTGGTCATCATTGACCGCCATTGAAGCGCCTTCGATTTGGGCGAATTCCAAAGCAAGGTCTTCAACAATCTCAGCCTGCAAGCCATTCACATCCGACAACACAGCGTCACGGATTGGCAATTGAGCAGTCACCACGCGCACAGGCAGTTGCCAGATGCTGGTGTTGGTTCCGGGAGTGCCCACGTTGTTCTGAACGGGGTAGCCCCAAGGGTTTGTTTGGTTTGCTGCGTTACCAGTCTTGGCAACGAATTGAGCGTCAGAGCCGTCAATCGGCATGACACGAGAGCCCATACGGAATGGGTTTGCGTAACGCAACGCTGCGAACGCATCATCAAACACTGCACGACCACCCACGCCAGAACCGGAGCCAGTGATTGCAGAGGCTTCTTTCAGGTCGATTGTGACTGTCTTGCCTTCAGTGATGGCTTGCTTGATACCGGAGAGGATTTTTTCAGTGATGGTCATGGCAATTTCCTAAAATAATGGCGCAAAAAGGAGGGGCCGAAGCCCCCCCATTTTTATCAGGCAGCAGTGCCTGTCGAACGATAGCGAACGCCAGCGAAAGGATCGCGGATCGAAGTTGCCAGACGCTTTTCACCGAAGAAGGTGATGTAACCGGGCAAAGTCTGATCGTAGCGGCGCATGACCATGTTCAGGCGGTCAACGATGGTGTGGAAGCGGCTCCAGTCAGCGAAGTACGCAGGGTACAAGCTGGTAGTACCGGCATCACCAACGGTGGTCTGGCTAGGAGTGTCCAGATACTTGTTGACAACCACATCAAAGCCCAACAGGCGACCAACGATACCGTTGGTTTCCAGAGGCGACATACGCTCGAACACTGGAGTGCCGTTGTCATCAACCAAGCCACGGATTTGGGCCAAGAAGATGGGGCTCACCACGAACTTGGCGCTTTCAGTCCAATACTGCTGTGGCAGTGCGTAGATGAAGTTCACCAAGTCTTTGTAGGTCACGTTGCCAGCGCCCACGGTGTTGCCGTTGGTGGTCAACTGGTCATAGGTAGCCACGCTGTGCAAGCCAGACGAGGAGCCAGTGCCAGACGAACCGAAGGCAGCAGTGGAGGTTGTACCGCCAGTGTATGTGCTGTTAGCACCGCCGTACTGATCCAAGCCGCGCAGGCCGTCAGCGCCGCCAGTTGCGGTATCGGAGCCAGTGCCGGTTTGGTCGTTGTTGGAGATCATCGACAGAGCTTCGTTTTGAGCGAATTCCATCAGCATGTCGTCAACCACGTTGGCTTCCAAGCCATCAATGTCGTCCAAAGCCGCAGTACGGATTGGGAACTGGACGTTGATGTCCTTCAACACCACTTGCCAGATGGAAGTGTTTTCAGTTGTAGGAGTGCCGTTGTTCTGGATGCCGTAGCCCCACTGAGCGCCAGCATTGCCAGTCTTGACACGGAACTGATAGCTGGAGCCGTCAGTAGCCACAGTGCGAGACACGCCGCGCAAGGGGTTAGCCAGACGCAGAGCAGCAAACACTGGATCGTAAGCTGTACGACCACCCTTGCCATCACCGCCAGCGGTCAAAGCAGAGGCTTCTTTCATGTACGCATCGGCTTGCGATTCGTCAGCAAAGATTTGCAGTTCTTTTTGGAAGCTGGATTTGCCAGCAACGATTGCCTTCAGTTGCTCACGAACCGACTTGTTCACATCGCCGCGAATAGTCTTCTCAGGCTTGATGACAGCAGGAGCTTGCACGGAGGCGACTTTGGCTTCCAGAGCAGCAACCATTTCGCTGAATTCGGCCTTGACGGCTTCAACAGCAGCAGGGATTTTGGCTTCAACAGCCACAATGCTTTCGGCCTGTTTGGCTTCGATAGCATCCAATTTTTCGATGATTTCTTTGGACATGATTAACCTTTCAGTCGTTTGTCGAGGAGTTTAAGAAACTCACGTTGCTCAAGAGCAGCGAGAATTTCAGCTTCGGTTGCCTCCGCATCAGAATCACTCTGAGTTGGCGCAGTTTCAATCGGGTCTTTCACAACATCACGCTGCTCAATCACCGACTTGAATACAGATGCGGCGGCAACCGACATCTGTTTGGACAGACCTGCATCCCGCAGGGCTTCTTCCAATACCTTGAGGTCAGCGGAGCCGTCTTCACGGAAATACTCCAGCTTCTTGACCTCGGCTTTGGGGTTGTTAGGGTACATCACCACGCTAGTTTCGCGCAGGCCACCTTTGGTGATCTGGAAGTAGCCTTCATCCCAATATTCGGCAGAACCAGCCGGGAATACAGAACCATCTTCCTTGACCCACTGGTATTCTTCAGCGTAAGCGCCAACAGAAACGCCACCAAACATGTTAGGAGACTCACACATGACTTTGTACAAGTCAGAGCCAGCAGTGGTGTTCAAGAACAATCGGCCTTTGGCGCTCATGCCTTCTTCATCCATCTCCAACTCAGTCCATTCGCCAACAGGCATGGAATCAGCGTTGTGATTCAGGAACATAGGCAAAGGACGACCGGATTTGGCAAATTCCTTTGCCCACTCCATGAAGCCTTCAGCCTTGTAGAAGAATTTACGACCGTCAGCGCCTTCACGAGCGCCCCAAGTAGTGACGCGAGCTTCAATCTTGCCTGTCGGTTCGCCGTTTGCGGCCTTTTCGGACAGGTTCAGTTTTGCTTCGCAGATGAGATTCAGTTGCTTCATTGATTGCCCCTAAAGCAATGGATTGATTGTTGTCCTGTATTTTAGGGGTTTGCCCTAATGGTACGGGCAAATGTATTGATGGCCTAATGACCTGTTTTGCCAATGCTACCAGATATTTTGAATCAGTACGCATTTTTAATCAAGTCTTGGAACCAATGTTGATCTTGCTCTTCTGACTTCCACCGCCACCACCAGTGTCTTGAGCAGAGCTACCGGGAATGGGCTCATCAGCCTTGGCATCCTTCACCAATTCGTCTGCGCCTTCCTTGGATGGCATTCCCATGTACTCACGGGCTTCATTGGGAGTCATGATGCCATTCTTCACGCCAGCAGTCGCAAAGTTCATCTGGTCCAGAGGAGCGCCTTTGAGGAAGTTCTTGGTGTCGAACTCCACGCACAGGCTTGGGTAGCCTTGCAGCAGATGGCCCTTGAGCTTTTCCTGCACGTTCACAATGATTGGGTACATCGTGGACTTGTAGAACTCGTCCATCTGCGTTTGGGTGTTGTTGAACTTGCTGTCCGAGATGCCAATCATGGCAGGCGGGACACCAAACAAGCCGCAGATACGCTTCATGGTTTGCAACTTCAAAGCAGCAGCGTCAGCGTCCTGCAAGTTCAGCATTTCCAGCTTCTGGTACTTCATGCCTTGGTCCAGCAACATGCCCTGACCGGGTTTGCTCGGGTCAGAGTTCTTGCTGCCAGTCATGTTGGCCCAAGCCTCTTTCAGGCGGGCAGCAACTTCTTTGTACTTGCCGTCAGGGACGACTTGCTCGGTCACAAACATGCCAGAAGGCTTTGCGCCGTTCTGCATCACGAAGTTGGCATACAGGTCGATGTCTTGGTCAAGCCCAACAAGCTCAGTTGCCAAGATGCCCTTGTTGAAACCAGCAGAACCCTGCCAAGCCATCTCTTTGCAGTGCATGACTTGATGCGCGGCCAGTGGCTCATCCTTGCTGAAGCCGTAGCTTGGGGTGGACAAGCGGTATGACGGATAGCGGGTAGGCGTGATCTGAGCAGCAATCAATGTGCTGTCCAAGATGTACATTTCCAGAGGAGTCTCAGTCGAGTTCGCCGGGTCTTTGCGCCACCACAGGGTAAATGCCTCGCCAGACAGTTCGTACCACATGAGCCACTGATACCAGAACTCATACTTGCTCTGGAAGTTGTTGGGATTGCCGAGCAGCTTGGCAACTTGCTTGGCCTTGGCCTTGTCCCGAGTGCCAACCTTGTCAGAACGGATGGCATCGACAGTCTGGCCGTCTTCTGTCTCGTAGCAGACCTTGATTGGCAACTGAGCAAGCGCACGGGCCTTCAAGCCAACGCAGGCCATGATGGTGCTGTTGCGACTCAGGACCGACATGTCCACGCTACGGCCAGCAGCCGTGGCGCTCGATGTGGTCACATACAGAATCTGGGTATTGACCGTAGGCTTCTTATTATTGCCCTGATAGACAATATTGTTGCCCAGAGCAGACTGACCGAACAGTGTGTTCGCTTCATTTTGAGCTGTATTTTTGCCCTTGAAAACGTCAAGAATACCCATGATTCACTCCTATTTCCGCATACTTTACCACTCCAGCGATCTAAAGCCAAACGAATCGCTGACAAATACGTTATCCAAATGGCAGTGCAGGGCCATAATCATTGCAATGATGCCGTCAACTTTGGCGCTAGGGTCGGCTTCGTTCTTGCGGACCTTCACGTTTCCGTTCACATCAATGTAAACCTCGCAGTTTCCAAGCTGCCAGCCAACAAAAGGGTTGCCATCATGCTTGATTGCCTTCTTCAAAATAAGTTGCTCAGTCGTCTTTGATGGGTTTGACAACACAGCCATGCTTTGGCCCACCTTCTTAACAGGCAAGCCCTCAGCGTACAAGTTTGCCACCAATGCTGCGGCGTTATATGGGTCAAAACCGACTTCTTTGACCTCAAACTTCTCGCATTGCTGCTTGATGAATGATTCGATCTCGTTTAAGTCGGTCACGTTGCCGGGAGTTAAGCGCAAGATGCCAGTCCTATGCGCTTCCATGTAGACAGACCTGTAATGGTTTGGCACAAAGTCCAAAGATTCCTCTGGCAAGAAGAATTGGAACTGAGCATAGAAGTCTTCTTCGGCATATCGGTGCAACGTCACTACGGCGTTCAAATCTCGGGTGTGCGCCAAGTCAAAGCCGATGAAAGTTGACTCTGGTTTGTCAGTAGGCATCTTGTCCACAGACTCATCCCAAAACCTGCGATCAACCCAAGCCGAGTTGGCCGATACATAGATGTTGAGCTGCTTGCACAAAAATTCGTTCAGGGAGGCAGGCTTGCTCTTGGCTTCGTCTGCCATGTGCTGGATGGCCTGAACCGTAACCGACACGCCAAGCATTGGATTGGCCTTGCCCCACACCTCTGGGTCAGACCACTCATCTCCGGGATCAACGCTGTACAACAGGCCAAACCACCGAAATGAATCTTCAGCAGCGCCACGCAGCACCTGACGGAAGTGGCTCAAATCCTCAAAGAACTTGGTTTCCTTTGTGAAGCTAGCAGTCGTCAGATACATGCGGATTGGGTTCTTCCGAGCAGCCATACCCGAGTGCAACACCTCAATAGAGCCTCGCTCAGTGATCTGAGCCGCCTCATCAATCATGGCGCAGGACGGGTTTTTGCCGTCACCCGTCTTTTTATTGTCCCGAGATAAAGCCCTGTAAGTCGAGGTCGAGTCGCCAGCCTTCTTCAGTTCGCTTCGATACGGAATGAACTTGCTTTGCAGCTCTATGACCATGCTCTCCATGATGGCCTTGGATGAGTCAAAGCAGATTGATGCCTGTTCACGGTTTGTCGCCAGCGTGAACACCTCTGGTCCAGCCTCGCCAAACTGAAGTTCATACAGGGCAATGATGGAGGCCAAGGTTGTCTTGCCAGA